CATTTTGGAAAGTGACTGATCCCCCCCACCCCTATCCAGGCTTCTATTAAACATATTTTATATTGTGCGAAGATTTATGTCTACGCGTATTCATGTTGTAACTACTTCTGCTTCAATTGGTTTACTTGCTTCAGGTAAGTTATCGATTAGCTCGTTAAGCTTATCAGGAGTGGCGTCAACTTTGATATGTTTGACCACTGAGGCCCCATCATTAGCTAACATCATCAATTTATCGATGAAGATGGCAGTATTGACGGGCAATTTATCCTTATTCAATGTCCCCTCTTCTAGGTGTTTCAACACCTGGTCAAGCATCAGGTCTGATATCAGTCCAACCTTATGCTTCAGAGTGGCTTTCGATATGGCTTCTGTCTTTTCCTCCCTGGCTATTCCTTTGACTGTCTGGAGGCTTGTGTAGAGGATCTTCGCTATGCTCTCAGGTGATATGCCTTCCTTCAAAGCTAGGACTATGGAGTCATACCTCTTGGGATCATGTTTCTTCAGTTGTTCACCAGTGTAGTGCTGTAGGTGAGACTCAGGTGACCTGTTATTGAATTTGGTGAGGGAGCCTTTGGGCATAAATAAATGGGAGGGTGACAGATTTTTATCTATTATCTGCCAACCTCCCAACCGAGTGTAATTATATTTCGGGTGTTCTGCAACGCTATATGTTAGTCACCTTGATCAAATCCCAGGACATGCCCCTTGAATTGGCTACGTAGTAGCTTCAAACCGTTGGTTGAGTTGAGACAGGTGAGTATCATGTCAGCCTGCATAAGAGCGTATGATCTGATCTCATCATATCCCTCCTTGATGTAAGGCACCCATGTCTTTGGGTCATCTTCAGGCTTCCTCACTCCTGACCATGGCCCTGCTACCTGAGTCAGTCCATAGCTACCGTTATATTCTTCGTAGGTAGCGACTACCTGAGTGCTTGACTGGGAGTCTAGCCATTGAGCTGTGACTCCGTGCTTGTGCTTTAATACGACGATTGGTTGTATGTTCATTCTTCTTTTTAAAACCCCATCCCTCGCAATCTGGACAGACATCCTGCTCTCTTGGGTTAACTATGTAGCCTCTACCCTGACACCTCTGACATATCACGTTGCCTCCTCTTCTGGAGTCGCCCATTGAACATCTTGCCTGGGTCTCCTCCACGCTTCGACCAGAAATAGTCTGATCCTTTGTTTATGTCATCGGACAAGCCGATAAACTCGGGGATGATTTCTCCCTCATCTAATTGGTTTGGTATATTGTCTTGATTCATATGTTAAAATGGTTGGTTTAAATCTTGTTGAGCCATGGCAAACACCTTGCCTCTTTTAGGGTGTCCCAGATCGGTCAGATTCTTGGGATCGATCAGTGATTCCTTGCTCGTAAATCCTGCGAACTTGTAGGTAGGGAACTCTCCTACCATGAGTGCGTATACATCAACTCCCTCACCTTTCCATCGTGCTGCTATGAGTTTCCCCGAAGCATACTTAGTGGTTTTGACATCCACTGCTTGTCCAGTGTGGAGGAGGCAATCTGCATCAGGTATCACGTCTATTTGGAAATCAGGGTATACGTTCATCAGCTTGCAATAAGCCATCTCCCCAGCGATGCCTTCCAGATCGGTTATCTCATCACTTTGAGGGCCTTTCCTCACGTTTACCTTGCCTTCCTTTCTAGCGTGTTCATGACGCTTTTTGGCAAGGTATTTGGCATACCTCTGCTCCTCGGGTGATAGCGTGATTTCCATGATTTACTTACTGTAATAGGTGTTAGTCACTTCCACCAGAAAATCTTCTTCAGATCCGTTGTTAACAATCAGGTGATCCGCCTTGATGGCTCCTATTTGAGTTTCAGATATGTGATCGTCTTTGAGTCCAGTCTCCCTGACTACCTTCCAGACCTGTCCTCCAAGGCCCGATACCCAGACTTGTTCGTATGCAAATCGCATGTCGTCGATGACCAATGCATTGTATCCATGGTTCCGATAATGGTTCCAGGCTTCCGCTAGTTGTTTTAACCAGACATCCCTGCCATGCATGATTTTCATGGACTCAGCAACAGACTGGTAAACAGGTCTCAGGGTAGCCTTATCAGCTTCCTTGTAGGTTCCGAAGATCTTTGCCACCTCTGATTTGATAGGGTCTGCGAAACCTAGTCTGATAGCCTTTAAGCCATCCTTCTCCAAAAGTGCCATGACATGCTTGGAAGCCGTGCTTTTCCCACTACGCTTCTTGCCTGCCAGGGCTATAATATTACTTGTTTTTTTAGCCATTAATTCCACCTACTCTTTATTGGTTCTGAGTCCTCATCGTGCAACTCAAAATCAGTGTCCTCCTGGGAGAGCAATGGGAGTCCGTATAACAGCTTTCCCATGCTCGCATTATTGGTGACTGAATTCTGTATTTCGATGACGTTGCCATCATGGTCTTCAAGTGTGATAGTGATGATCATTTCGGGAGTTTATTCTCAAGGACAGGTGGACCCTCGACACCTTGGAATCTACTATTCCACCGAGTATACTCCAAGCTTACCTTGGCTTCCTGAATGCCATTTCGATTCTTTCTGATGTAGAAATTGACGATACCATCATCTGGTTCATCTTCCTTCGTATTCGGGACCAAGAATCCTACACTGTCAGCGTCCTGTTCTGCAGTTCCAGAATCCCTGAGATCTGAAAGTCTTGGTATACTGGATTCTCTTTTATCGAACTCTCTGTTCATTTGGGCCAGCAGCAAAACCGGAACACCGCATTCCAGAGCGATGATTTTGATTGTCCTCGTCATGGCTCCCACCTCATTGACTCGGTTCTCATACCTTCCCCCAGAACGAAGCAAGGTAAGGTAGTCGATGACCAGCATGTCCACTCCCTTGTCTTGGACAAATCTCCTTGCCTGGGACCTGAGTTGATCAACGGTTATTGCTGGGGTGTCCTCTATATGAATCGGTAGTTCAAAGAACTCCTTGGTAGCTCTGGCAATCTTTCCTTTATCACCGTGTCCTGTCTTCAAATAATGCCTGACATCTTCCCCAGATAGAATGGCTACAGCACGTTCTGCAATGCTGTTATAAAGCATCTCCAGAGACCATAGGGCTACACGCTTACCCTGCTTTGCAGCAGCAATTGCCAAGAACATTGAGAAGGCTGATTTACCACCACCAGGTCTTCCACTAATAATGTAAACTGCACCAGGGAGAAACCCACCCAGCTTCTGGTCGAGACCGTAGATACCACTCTTGATTGAGAGATCAGGAACACCCCCATCAACAGCACTCTCCAGAACCTCTATAAATCCCTTCTGAGCTGCCTTCTGATCCTTCTCTGCTGTCATACCTCTAGTAGTCTGCCAAAGATCGTCCTGAAGCCTCTGTAGAAGCTTCTCAGGGTCCTGCTCAACCTTACTCTCTTCGATGGCAGCGTAATGTTTCAGAAAGACTTTCCTTCGGATGTATGCAGCATATGCTTGCTTGGAATAGTAGCTCAGGTTTGAAGCAGATGGTGAATGCTCGATCAAGTCATCGATGTATAACGCATTCCTCACTGATTTCCTTGAGACAGTCACCTGATCTATCTGACCACCGTCCTTGATTATGTTCTCACAAGCCACCCATATCTGTTGGTGTCTCATGTCAGAAAACCATTCGGAACTCACCCCTAACTCTTCAGCTTCGCTGAAAGCCCCGAGAAGAACACATGAGAGAAGCCCTTTCTCTGCATCTAGATCTTCGGGAACGTCGTATTCAATTGAGATTTTATTGCTTTGCGTTTGAAGGGTCATATTGAGAAATACTTTTTGCCTGCCTTAATATCAGCAGCAACAGCCTTAGAGACATCAGACCTCTTGGATCTTCCTGCCAGAATGATCTCCGTGAGGATTTCGTCCCTATTACTATTATTATTAATATCTATATCTATTATATTATTAGTTAGTGTACGTGATCGCGTACACGTTGTATCGTTAACGTGTCCGCCCTCGCGTACACGTTGTTTCTGTGAGGTGTTAGTCATAGGGACCGATTTTATCGGTTTCCCCTTGGTCCTGGCTAGATAGCAAGTGGATCTTCCTGCCTTTTTTTGATCCAGCCAACCATGGTCAACCAGCACCTTCAGAGCTTTCCATAACCTGGTCTTGCAGACACCCAAGGTGGATGCCATGGATCGCTTGTCATCGAAGCAAACACCTCTCATGCATACATAGAGGTAGGCTTCCCTCTGGATTGGAGAGAAACCCACCTCATATACCCATTGTGGAATGACTGGTCTCATGACCTTTGCGTGATTATCAGTGCGACAAGGAAGCCAAAGGTGAAGCCCATGCAGCTACCTATTGCGAATATCGTCATGGGTTCCATGGCCTCTTATGCGAATGCTCAGCCTGTAGCAACCCATGTTCAGCCAAGGTCAACTCTGTATGACAGTCCCAGTAGATGTCACCTATCAGGCACTGAGCATCAGCGTCAGACATTTTCAATGCTTTAAGCCACCCAAGGTAGGACTCCGCACGTTGCTTTGTTTTTGGGTCTTTCCACTTCCCACCATTCCGCAAGTGGGGAAGGTCTTGGTTTATTGCTACAGGTTCACTGTCATGATAGTACCATTTATCCTTCATGACTCACCTCCTGTTCTTTCTGATCTTTAACTGCAAGGATTGCTTTCTCCATTTCTCCCCTGGGTCCATCGGATTCATACGACCTCGGGATGTAACAGAGCATTCGGTAAGCTGTCTCGATGAGGTTCTGGATCGCCTCTTCTCTTTCATCACTCATAGTTACAAAAGCTCAATGATGCCTGTTGTCTGTGAAGGGGTATTGATTCGCTTGCACTTTTTACCCTGTCTACCCAGATTCCATGCATGGCATAATTTAGCGTAGGTCTCATACCTAAAGGTAGTGACTCGCGTGAGTCCGAGACTCTTTAGCTGAAGCAAATGATTCCGAAGCGTGAGGATGGCTGAGTCATGCTCAAGATTAGCCCCTGACGCAAATTGATTGTGCCACTTCACAAAAAGCTCAGGGTCCTTGTCAAAAGCCTGCATGGCAAAAGCTCCATAAGGAGGAGCCGTAACTACTCCTGAGACCTGTTTTGCTTGAATAGATGCCCTCTCATATTTGGAAGGATTCCTCTTAACCTCTTCAAGAATCTCATAATTACCAACGGACCCACCGTTCCATCGATCAGGTTGTAACTGCATCACAAACCTGGCTAATGCAGCCATAATACTATTATGTGAGTAGCCGTGCATCTTTAAGATGTCACTGGCAGACCTTGCTCTTCCGTTATCTATGGTTGCAGCTATCCGGTGATTGGTTGGAAGCCCAGTAGCAACATACATCTTAGTGGATTTCCCTGACTTAATAATTGCAGACAAACGGTGCTGACCGTCGATTAATCTTCTGGATGAATCAAACTTCACGGTCTCACCATTCAACTCCCAATTACCTGCCCCCATGTCCCTGGCATACCTTTCGACAAGCGGTGGACTGACCCTTCTGTTGCTTACGTTTCTCACCAACCATTGCTTGGCTATTTCTGGCGTGACCAGGTGTTCTTGTATTCTCGGACTTTCTATCA